TATGGGAATAATTCCCATACATTATTAATATCACAGTTAGTTGTAAATGTTAACAATTATTTATAATTTTTAATAACTTTTATAGGGTTACTAGCAACAGCGATTTTTTAAATTTAAATATATACCAGACCCCCACACCCCCTTTTTTGGGGACGGGTGGGTAATAACTGCACATAAAATGCAGGTTCCACGAATTTATTTGCATGTATTTTTATTCGAGAACCACACCCCCCCTCTTCCAGAAAAAGGCCCCTAGGAGTCCCTAGGCACAAAAAAATTTGCAAATATAATTTCATTGGGTTATGTTGTGGTAGGAGGTCCTTATGGTTCAGTTTAGTGGTAATTTTACAAACGAAGATTTAAAAGGTGACACAGGTCGAAAAGATCCAATAGACGAGGTCATAGATATATTAACCGCTCCATCAAGACCAGCACCCGTGAATGTTGGTATGATGCCAGAGCGTAGAGGTAACGTAAACATTCCTATGGGACAGTCTACGTTTGTAAATGTTCCAGGTCGCCCTGGAGAAGAACAAGCTCAAACTCCTCTAAATGTTGCAAGTCCGTTTACTACTGCCTTAAATTTAGATCCAGATATGTTTGATCAAGACACTGGGGATATTATAAATTATCCTGTTGGTGGTGGTCGTGGAGGTCCTTTTGATGGAGGTAATTTTTTAACAAGTATTCCTGCAAATTTTGGAATAGCTAACGTATTAACTGATCCTACGGGAGGTTCTGGACCACCATCAGCAAGAGGACTAGCAGGTATAAACACACAAGGCGGTTATTTAGGAGATCAATTGTTTAATATTCCTACGGATCTTGGTGCAAGTATCGATCCTTATGAACAATTTGGTGACAACCTTTTAGGTGGTGACGCATCTACAGTTTATGGGATTAACCCTATCGTAAAAAGGATTGCTGAATTTCAAGGCTATGACATGGATACAGATGAGGGTGTAAGAAAGTATTTAGCAGATACTCAACAAACAATGGAAGATTCTGGAGATGCACTTGAAGCAAGACGCAAGGATCAAGATCGAGAGATGGCAGCAATGTTAGCGGCACAACAACAGCAACCCGTTGACCCATGTCCAGAAGGCTATCGTATGGATCCAGTATCCAAGGTCTGTGTACCAACGGACGATACCACTGAACCGACTGATCCAGTAAAACGAACCTATGATACGATGACAAAACCAGAACCTAACTATACCGCAGCAACGAACTTCAATGTTCCAGCTATTAATTTGCCAGATATATTTGGCTAATGACAAAATCCATATCAAAGATTGCCACGGACATAGAACTATCGCACGATAGGACATTGACCCAGAGACAACGATCCTTTGCCCAATATTTTGTAGAGGGGATTTACAGTAACGCTGAATGTGCACGAAAAGCGGGTTACTCCGAGAAGGTTTGTTGGAAGCAGGCTTCTGTGTTATTGAACGGAAGGGACTTTCCGCATGTGGTTGAGTATGTTCAAGAATTGCGTGAGGAGCGTGAACGTAAATATGGTGTCACAGTATTGGGGCAGATGAAGCGTTTACATGATTTATCCCGTGGTGCGGAAGAAGCAACACAATTCTCTGCCGCCATCAATGCCGAGAAGTTAAGGAGTAGCTTGGGTGGATTGGTCACGGACAGAAGGGAACAGATTAATGTAATGGATTCAATGTCCAGAGAAGAAATATTAAACAAGCTTGACAAGTTAAAGAAACAATATCCTCAGGCATTTGAGGGCGAATATAAAATCGTTGACAATGAATCTTGATACAGTACCCGAAGAAACCCTTAAGGAGATCCTCTCTCTTAAAGAGGCTGAAATACGTTTGGTGGTCCGTGACAAGGCGAAATCAGATTTCATGGCGTTTGCACATCATGTATATGAGAATTTTATTGAAGGTAAGCATCATAAGATTATTGCGGAGAAGCTGGAACGCATTGCGAAGGGTGAGCTCAAAAGACTGATTGTCAACATGCCCCCCAGACATAGTAAGTCTGAACTGGCATCTTATTTGATGCCTGCATGGTTTCTTGGAAGGAACCCTAAACTAAAAATTATTCAAGCAACACACAACACGGAACTAGCGGTAAGGTTTGGTCGTAAAGTGAGGGACTTGATCGATGATCCACATTACAAGGATGTATTTCCGAAGACTGATTTAAAATCAGACAGTAAGGCAGCGGGTCGTTGGGAGACGAGCGAGGGCGGTGAATATTTTGCGGCTGGTGTTGGTGCAGCGGTCACGGGTCGTGGTGCGGATTTATTTATTATTGATGATCCACACTCGGAACAGGATGCATTATCCGAGACGGCATTTGACAATGCATATGAGTGGTACACTTCTGGACCTAGACAGCGTTTACAACCAGGCGGTTCAATTATCGTTGTGATGACACGATGGGGTTTGAAGGATTTGACGGGTAGACTGATCAAGGCACAAGGCTCAGATATCATGTCGGACGAATGGGAGATTGTAGAATTTCCAGCGATTATGCCATCTGACAAACCACTTTGGCCGCAGTTCTGGCAGAAGGATGATTTGTTAAAGGTCAAAGCATCTTTGCCCCTGGCTAAATGGAATGCACAGTGGCAACAGAATCCAACGGCAGAAGAAGGTGCAATTGTTAAAAAAGAATGGTGGAACATGTGGGACAAAGGCGAAATCCCAGATTTAAGTTACATCATGCAAAGTTATGATACAGCGTTCAGCAAGAAAGAAAGTGCGGATTACTCTGCAATTACAACATGGGGTGTGTTTCAGCCAGAAGAAGGTGGGGCAGATCATATTGTACTTCTTGATGCAAGAAGAGGGCGTTGGAATTTTCCAGAACTTAAAGAGACAGCGTTGGAGGAGTATAATTATTGGGAACCAGATATGGTGATTGTCGAAGCAAAAGCCACGGGTACTCCATTGACGGATGAATTAAGAAGAGGCGGTATTCCAGTTTTGAACTATACACCGAGCAAAGGTCGTGATAAGGTATCACGTATGCACATGGTTGCACCATTGTTTGAGGCAGGTATGGTTTGGGCACCAGAGAAAAGTTTCTCGGAGGAAGTGATTGAAGAATGTGCAGCATTTCCACATGGTGACCACGATGATTATGTTGACAGTATGACAATGGCTTTGATACGTTTTCGTCAGGGAGGTTTTATATCTCTTGATGGCGAAGAAGATGACGATGGTTGGTATCCAAAAAAGAAGGAGTATTACTAATGAGTGATGATGGGCCGTACAAAAGTAAAAAACTTAATGCCTTGGTACGAGAAGGAAAAGGCAGAATTGGTAAAATCAGAAGTAGGGCAAGTGAGTTTGGACCCGAGTCATTAAACGATGAAGAGTATGAAGTATGGACGATATTTAATGAAGAGATGCAAGGTCCAGAACTGGTCAAGGGTGCAAAAGGCGGATTGGTCAGACAATTTAAAGGTGGCGGAAAAGTGAGGATATTCTAATGGCAGAGATACCTATCGGACCTGGTGGTCCAGAGGAAGAAGCTCTTCCTCAAGTTGAAATGGAGATTGCGTCACCAGAAGAATTTGCAGGTGGCGTTGATATTACGGAAGATGGTAAAGGTGGTGCTATCCTTGAAGCTTTGATGGGTGGCGAAGGTATGGAAGTCGAGACGGAAGTCTATGATCACAATGCTAATCTGGCAGAGGTTCTAGATGACGGCATCTTAGGTGAGATGTCCAGTGACCTTGTTGCACAGTATGAAGAAGACAATGATTCAAGATCCGAATGGCAGGAAGGATATGTCAAAGGTCTGGATTTATTAGGTGTTAAGTATGAAGAAAGAACACAGCCTTTTGCTGGTGCATCTGGTGTAACGCATCCGTTGATTGCAGAATCTGTAACCCAGTTCCAGGCACAATGCTACAAGGAACTATTACCAGCAGGCGGTCCAGTAAAAACACAGATTTTAGGTTTGAAAGATGCAGAACGGGAAGAACAGGCAACCCGTGTAAAAGATTTTATGAACTACCAGATTACAGAGGTGATGGAAGAGTTTGATCCAGACACCGATCAGATGTTGTTTTACCTGCCGTTATCTGGTTCGACTTTTAAGAAAGTTTATTATGATCCGTTAAAACAACGTGCAGTAGCTATGTTTGTACCAGCTGAAGATATGGTCATTCCATATTCAGCCTCGGACATTGCAACATCGAGTCGTGTAACGCATGTACTGCGGATGGATGAAAACCAAATTAGAAAACTGCAAGTTGCTGGAGAGTATAAAGATATTGAATTATCTTCTTATGATGATTCAGATGATTCTGTTAAGGAAAAGATAAGAGAGCTTGATGGAACGGATAAGTCACACACAGATGATATTTACACAATCCTTGAAATGCATGTTGATTTAGACATTGAGGGATTTGAAGATACGGATCAGATGGGTGAACCAACTGGAATTAAACTACCTTACATTGTTACACTAGATAAAGGTAGTGGAGAGGTTTTGTCCATAAGAAGAAATTATGCGGCACAAGATCCTGCGAAGAAAAAAGTACAATACTTCGTGCACTACAAATTTCTTCCAGGATTAGGGTTCTATGGATTTGGTCTTATACATATGATTGGAGGCTTGGGGAGAGCAGCCACGAGTATCTTGAGACAGTTAATTGATTCTGGAACTTTAGCGAACCTGCCTGCTGGTTTTAAAGCAAGAGGTTTGAGGATACGAAATGATGATGAACCTCTCAGTCCCGGTGAGTTTAGGGACATTGATGCACCTGGTGGTGATATCAGAAATTCAATTATTCCTCTGCCATTTAAAGAACCATCTGCAACTCTAGCACAACTCTTGGGGTCATTAATTGATGCTGGTCGGAGATTTGTTTCTATTGCTGACCAGCAGACAGG